ACCCAGGATCAAACCATCGGTACTGCTAACAGCCGGTCCATCGTGAAGGATAAGGTGCTTGTGTCTCTGCGTGAGTACACCGGCCCTGCTGACCCGAATAACACCACTCTCCCGAGCACCTTCAAGATTGCTCGTGAGACTCTGATGACTGCTCAGCGTCTGCTGCTGGACACCGGGAACCTCAACATGTTCCACCAGTCCATCGGTTCGCTGACACTGCTGGACGATTATCGCCGCTGGCGTGATCGCGTGTTCCTGGACGAGCTGTTCAAAGCTGAGTCCCGTGGCGCCGCTTCCGATAGCCAGGGTGGCTACTACTACCCCAACGGTAAGACCAAGGCTTCGTCCACCAGCCTGAACAGCTACTCCGCTACTGAGTATGCTTCTGAGCGCTTCAAGTTCAACGTCAAGACTGACCTTCTTGAAGTTGTGAAGCAGCTGCGTAAGCGTAACACCCCAGTGTTTGCCGACGGTTACTACCGTTGTATTGCTGATCCTTCCTTTATGAAGGACCTGCGTGCTGACCAGGGCTTCCGCGAAGTGGCACGTTATCCTGGCACTGGCGGACCTAACCCGCTGCTCGGCATGATGGCTCCTAACGCAGCTATCTATGGTGGCGGTCAGTATGGTCAGGCTCAGTTCCTGGCTGGCGAACCTGTGATGCCTTCTGGCTTCGTGTTCGAAGGTGTTCGTTTCTTCGAGTCCACCAACTTCCCCGACAAGAGTATTTCCGTTGACATCGGTAGCGGTGGCGGTGCTTCAACCCGCACTACCCCTGCTGGTCTGTTCTTCGGTCCTCAGGCTGTCGGCGTGGGTATCGGCGGTCCTAACGCTCAGGTGCTCATCAACAACAACGACGACTTCAGCCGCTTTATCATCCTGATTTGGCAGCTGTACGCCGGTTTCGCGAACCTGAATAAGGACTTCGTGACCACTGCCTTTACCATCGTTGAGTGATAAAGGAGGAACCTAACTAATGGCTGCTTACAAAGAAGACGCCGGTGCAATTCTCCAGCCCGGCAACCAAATCAACCGCCTCTCCTCGTATAACACCGAAGGTGTTTATGCCTGGCCTGGCGTCGAGGCTTATGAGCTGATTGGCTACGTCAAGATTACTAACCTTGCCGCAGACAAAGCTTCCTACAAGAGCTTCGACATCATCGTCCCCTCGCCTGATCGTCGTCCTGATGATCGCGTGCGTGACAACCGCACCTCTCTGGTGGTGAAAGCTACCGCTGCTCGTCCCGCTTACATCTACGGCGCTTCTGTCGCTGTGGCTCAGGACCTGCCTTCCGGTGGTCTGGCTGGTTTCCCCGCCTCCCCTGTGACTGCTGACATCGGTGGTACCTCTACTGAAGGTCTGCTGCTCGGTCCTAACAATGCTGGCGCTCCTTTCGGTGTTCCTGCTACCCAAGCCAACGGTCTCGCCGCCGCTAGCTCGATTGTTTCCGCCACCAGCTCGCTGTTTGCTCAAGGTCTGGACGACACTACTGTCGCCGACCTGCCCTTCTGGACTACCGTTACCACTGCTGGTATCGACGACCAGGATGCTGCGAACTCGATGTTCTACAAGGTTACCGCTGACACCACCTTCAAGGTGTTCAACGTCAACGGTGTGACCTCCACCACTGTCGACGGCGACGGTGTGTTCATCAGTCAGACTGATTCCGATGCTGGCAAGGCTGGCTATCTGGTGTGCCGCGTGAACTACCTGCGTCCTGCCGCCGCTGCTGGTTGGGAGACCATCAACGAGTTCATTGATTTCGCTTCCCAAGTGGGCGGTAGCGACAGCTGACCTCCGCTTAAAAGTTGAAATGACGGGTCCTTCGGGACCCGTTTTTTCATGGGTTGAAACTATGGGATTAGTTTGTTAAGCTAAGCGAAGACTTAATTTAGCAGGATGCTGTACCAATACCGCTTAACAGGTGGTCTTGTTGAGATGATCTCCAAGCATGGAGATGGCGTTGTAATGTGTCTCGATTCACAAGATGAGGTCTTGTACATCGACGAGGCAGATCTCACTCCACACCTTGAAGCTACAAACGAAAAAATTCGTACAGAAGAAAGACTGACAGCTCAGTTAGAGTCGGAAGGTGTCAAACCTCCAAAGCCTACGCAGCGAGAGACTTTTCCACTTGATGTTCGGATTAATCTGAATACTGCGACTGCGCGACAAATCGCAGATGCCCTTCCTGGCGTTGGTCTTAAAACAGCTCGTGATATTAAAGATCTCCAACTGTCTTTACCAGGTGAAAAATTTACGCGCCTTGACCAATTGAAATCAATCAAGCGCATTGATTGGGACGAGATTTTTAAGGAGAACTTAGTTCGCGTTGAGTGATAATTTGCGCGTGCTAGTGTGTTATTGGGCATATAAGAAGAACTATGCCCAATAACGCATTTCCTTTTGAGTAATGCAACTAGATAACTTTCTCAAATCTAAAGTCCGCTGGCACCTAGGCTATAACACTACGTCTATTCCGGCAGGTGATTTAGCGCGACTAGAGGAAGCGATCAACAACATTCCGGATTCGTTCTGGTATTCAAAAATTGTCGAACAGGTCGGTCGGTGCGATGAAGCTGAAAAGCGCACGGACATGACTGGTAGCGTGAATAACAATACTGTTCCCCGTAGTCGTATCGAGAGTATTGCCGGTGATGTTGATCGAACCATTGCGACTTCTGATTTTAGGGACACGCTCAAGACTTGGACGGCGATTTACATATACGAGACGGATCGATTAGCCCTCCATTTGTATGTACCCAATTACCGAAATCCCGAGCAAGCTCGGTATCGGTTTAACCGAGAAGGTTCAGAGTTTATTCAAGCTCTGCCCGGCCCTGCTGACGTCGCTGTCGGCACTCGCCTTATGCTTTCATCCGACTTCCGTTGATGCGAGACAAGGAGCCATAAACATGTCCCAGTTAAATGCACAACAGATCGCCTCTCTGTTGAAACAACAGGGAATCCCTGACAAGCAGATTCCGACGATGACAGCCATCGCATTGGCGGAATCGGGCGGCCGCTCCAAGGCTTATAACCCTACCGGTTTAGATAAATCGTATGGCCTGTTCCAGGTGAACATGTACGGTGGTCTAGGCCCTGCTCGAATGAAGCAGTTTGGCTTGTCAAAAGAGCAAGATTTATTTGATCCAACCACAAACGTTAAAGCTGCCACAGAGATCTTCCGTAGCCAAGGTCTTCCCGCCTGGTCGGTTTATAAAAGTGGTGAGTATAAAAAATTCCTTCCACAGGCTCAGCAAGCTGCACAGAATCTACCAGATTTACAGCAGCAAACTACTGCACCACAGGATACCGCCAAACAAAGCGGGCGTACTTTTATTATTTTTGGCGATACACAACCAGCAGTGGACACCAAGTACCACTTACAAGATTACATTTTTAGAAATTTTGCAGATCTAAAGCCACTACAAATCGACACAGGTTTCAATCCTGTTTTAGAATTAACAAAGGCGTTTGTTGAGAATCCCTTTAAAACCTCAAACTACTAAGGATAAGAAGAACGTGGCCGAACGCAGCATTGTCGATGTAATCAACGCTCTTAGGAAATACAGGCAGGGACTTAGGCCAACGGAACATCCGCTGTACGGCGGTGTTACCAAAGGCGTTCATAGCCCTACTTCGTATCATTACGCTCCAGGAGGTGCCGCAGTTGACATTGGTGATTTCGGTCCAGATGTAGGCCCTGTTATGAAGGGCCTACCAGATAAAACTTGGCAACAGAGAACAGGGGAATTAGCGTGGCGTGCAAAACAGTTAAAAGAAAAGTATGGGATTTTTGATGAAGTTTATGGTCCTGGAGATAAAGGACACGATACCCATGTACATTTAGCTTTAGCTGGCAAGAAAAATATTACAGATGACCAATTGAGATGGTTGGCAACAGGACGATGGGGAGATAAGGAATTAACAGATGTAATGCCGCCTGCCATAAATCAACAGCCGGCAGTGCAACAACCCGTAGAAATGCCTAAAGTTTCGCAACAAGGTGATACTTTTATTTATTTACCAAGTTCAGCTCTACTGGGATCTAATCAAAATGTCGATGATCTTCTATCTCTTTATAAACAAGAGATATTAAAAAGTAAAGCTCAACCGATTCAATCCATGATTAATCCCGCTCAGATGTTGATGAGTGCTTTCAATCAGACACCTAATTATTTAGCCTAATGCGGTTCGCTGCGGTCCCTGGTTACAGCCCTTCGTATCCGGTGACATATGAAAATATGTACCGTGATTACTCAATGGAAACGGCTGGATTCAGTGATCCGTTTAATCTACACAAGAAAGAAAAGCACAGCCCATGTGATTTCGTGGTGGCTTACAATGGTACAGATGACCCTCGTTATCAATTGAATAATCCTGCGTACATGAGAGAAGTTTCTCGAAGTGCAAGTGATTATGTTCCGCCAGTAATCCTGAACAGGCGTCCAATCCAGAACACGTTATGAGTTACAGTAAACCGGAACTACGCGAGCGCCTTAAGAATAGGATTAAAGCCGGATCCAAAGGAGGAAAACCCGGCCAGTGGTCCGCACGAAAGGCTCAGCTTTTAGCACAGGCCTATAAAAAACGTGGTGGTGGATACACCGGAGAAAAGACTGAATCCCAGAAATCACTTGACCGTTGGGGCAAGCAGAAGTGGATGACGCGAGAAGAGTACGAGAAGGGGAAAGGTTAAACTAATAGGAGACTGTTGGTTACGGCGTGGCACTTACTTACGTTCAGGACACAATTTTTGATATCAGTCCAGCGCTGACGGCGCCAGGTCTTGGTAATCTATTGCAGGTTGCTGTCAACGATTTATTCCGAACTAGTGATTACACCTTAATTGCTATCGTTTCGAATATCAACACTAACGTTGTCGTTCGTTTGGATGGCAGCATCGACGGCATAAATTTCGCGCCTATTATTGCAAATCAGACAATCACCGCTAACGGTCCGTTTGTTTTCAGCGTAAGCGGACGTCCGGTTAAGTGGGTCAGGCCTTCATTTGTCAGTGAGTCCGGCGGCACTAGTGCACAAGTTATTTTCAACGTAGCAGCTGCATGATGGAGCCGAAAGTAACTATTCTTCTTAATAAAAAAGTCTCCGAGGTGGGAGCATCTTGTCCTCGGGCGACAACTGATATTAAAGAAAATATCAAAAATCGCAATTGGACTATTAAGAATTTTGGCTACGGTCCATTAAACCCAGATGCTCCTGATCCTGGCTTCTGGGAAAAAAAAGCTGAACTTTGGAACACCGATCTGGAGACAGTTCAAACCGCACGGTGTTGCAATTGTGCTGCCTTTGATCAGTCTGAAAAAATCTTGAATTGCATTATCGAAGGCATCAATGAGACAGAAGCTGCTGATCCTCATGATGTTCAGTGTTTGTCAGATCTAGGTTACTGCCAGTTGTTTAAGTTCAAGTGTGCAGGTGTTAGAACCTGTGACGCGTGGCTTCATGGTGGACCGATCTCTTAAGTACCATGGCTGATAAAGCAATCGAACCAGGCAAGAAAAGTACTGAGAGGTACCTACCAAAGGAGGCTTGGGCTCGTCTGAGTCCCGAGGAGAGGAAACAGACTGACGATAAGAAACAGAGAGCATCCCGTTCAGGCCGCCAATTTGTACCAAACACAGAGACCGCACGTAAAGCTAGGCGTGCAGTCGAATTAGCTTCTAGGAGGAAAAATGGCTGATCGTGCTGGCCGTCGAATGGGTTATACCATCGGCATTACCGGTGGAAGGGAGCCCTACGAGTATCCTCTTCGGACTAATGCCGGCGACTTCCAAGCGATGCTGCCTACTGAAGGCGGTTTTTACATGGTTGGTGCTCGCTACCCACGACGTGGATCTGGGCGATCTCGCCTGGCCGGTGAGGCCTTCAATCTTGATCTTAATGCTATGTCAGAGGTTCCCCCACCGTTGAATGAACCATACGCAGAAGGCGGTGAAGTCGACGATCTGGAAGAGGATATTTACTAAAGGTATTAGAATAGTTTCATACGTACTGGTTTACACACATGGCTGGGAAAGGTTCTATGCCTCCTGAGCTTTTGGCTCACTTCAAAAAGAAGCGAGGAGAGGGCGGTGAGGCAGACGAAAAAGAGATGGGTGGCGACAAAGAGCGTCGCAAGTCTGCTGTGAAAAAAGCTCGTGTGCATCTTGAAGAGAGTAAGCGCAAGAAGAAGTGATTCACGCCGGTAGCAAATAGGTTTTATAGAGGTAGAATTGCAGTAGGTTTCGGAGGCCCCTGCTCGAGTTAATTCAAGACAGGGTGTTTTGACGTATAAGCTCTAGTTCCAGCAACAAACAACCGCTTCTTGTCGACCGTCCAGCGACGACCTCGAGTCTGGTTACGGTGGCTTCTGGACAGTCGTTTTTGACCAGCTTGGTGCCAACCGCAGTTGGTAACGCAACGCTGATCTTTGACGTTGACTCTTCGCAGACCGACACCTCGATCAGTGGCGCCTACATTGATGAGATTTGGTTCCAGTACTCAAAACGGAACATTGAGTTTATCGACGCGATCTCGCCCACTGCTGGAACTTATTCTGCTAACAGCACTAGCGTAGTCGTAACTATTTCTGGCGGTCATAACGTACAAGTTGGCCAGAAGGTTTATCTGAACTTCACCTCTTATAGCAGTGGCACAAATCCAATTGATCAGGCTGTTACTGTTACCGCTGTAACTCCGACAACGTTCACCGGTACGATTCCCAGTGTCTCTGGTCCTATTACCGGTAACGTCGAATGCCGTCTGCCGCTGAACTTCTGTATTTACCTTGTAGAAACTGGTTCCATTACAAATACAAACCAGTTTTTCCCTCTGTTTGTGGCCAGCATCCCAGCCACGTATGAAAATCAGTATTACAGTCTCACAGAAAATAACGTTTTACCTTTAATCAACCACCCAACGGTCCAGGCAGGTGCCAACTTCTCGAGTGCTAACAGCACAACCGCACCTAAGATTCGTGGTTTGATGTTGAAGCGTGGTCAAGCACTGTATGCCGCATTCAGTGGTGCGACGGCACTCACCAACGGTTTCTACGTTACTTGTCAGGGCGGTTACTACTAAGAAGCGATGCCTTTTGGTGTAGGCGGATTTCCTAAATCGAAAGGCTCGCCTTTTGGCGGCAAGCAGGATAAGAAATTTAGTAGTCTTACAACATTTAAGGGCACTGATAAAAAGTCTGCCCTTGAGAACCCGTTTGATCCATCACTTTCTCCTGAGATCGAAAGTGAGATTAGATTTTACAATCACGACTCGCTGTGGACGAGATGGCGTCGTGGATATGAACTTTATTCGATTACACAAAGCGCATTAGGATCGACAGCCACGGAACGACAAGTTCGTGGTGATTATAGGCTTTATTTTTCTTTTCAGCAGTACCCTGGCATTTTTGTACCAGCCCGATTATTCACGTATCCTTCTACGAATCAGGACATCGGTGAGCAACTGGTTGGAATGCGGGACACCAATTCCTTCACTTTCTACGATTATGGGCTCCCTATCGAGAGTGTCCGCTATTTAGGGGTTGAAAATACTGGTACTTACAGTCAGAGCGGTACAACCTTAACTGTTACACGCTCAAACCACGGGTTATTTCCGGGTGATAACGTTTATTTACGGTTTACTTCGGGTTCTGGGGTCGATGCAACGCTAACAATTGTTAGTAAAACCCAAAATACGTTCACTGTTACCGCAGGTGCGCCACTTACAACGAGTGGAAACGTTACATATTACGTCTCAACTGGTTTTACTGACCCGAGATGGACCTTTTTACGGGTTGGATTGAGGTTTTTGCCTACGGAAACAGCGTTATTACCGGGTGAACGCATGACGGATCGCGTAATTGAGCGTGATTCCGGCGTTTCTGCTACTTATTCACGTACTGGAGACACTGTAACTGTTACTTGCGGCTCGGCACACGGTCTTGCGACGGGTAATCAGGTGTATTTGGACGTTAGTACAGGCCTTGTCTCGTCTGGACGCTACACAGTCACCGTAATAAGTCCAACCGTCCTCGAAATCACGACAATTACTAGTGGATCGACAACTGGAAGTCTTACAGTTATTCGATTATTGCGTGGATTTGATTATAAAGACTACGTAGGATATACAGTTGTCGGTTCAGACGCTGTTACAAACGAATTAATTTTTCAAAGAGCCGATAGTTACGCTGGTAAGACTACAAATGGCATTACCAAGACAGTTGTGCCAGCTCATCGCGGCTTCACGGTAGGTCGATACCTGACAACTGAACTTCGCTGGCAATGTACCTGTGAGGATTTCAGTAAACGTGACAGTTATAACTTGTACAGCGAAAATAGCAGACGTCGATTCCCTAGAACGAGCTTAAGCAATTTAAAACCAGGTTCAATTCTCAATAATGACGGAACTACGTCAGATACTCGAGATTTACCCGGCGTTTTTCAGGATATTGGCTACACAACCATCAATAATTTTTATCAGTTGCCTGAATACGAAGATAGCGCTGAACTCTCGACTCAAAATTTACTTTATTACCAGATGCGGTGGTGTAAGCACATTTATGCATCGATGTGGGCGTTAATTCATGATGAAGGCGGTGATCCGATCTCTCTAAACTCTCGATATGATCAAACAGGCCCAAATATTACAGTACTTGCGTCAGACCACGGACTTTTAGCTAACACAAGGGTACAAATTGATTTCACAAGCGGTAATGCTATTTCTGGTGAATACACAATTAGTAGCGTTCCAAATAAAGATTCGTTTGTCATTGTTTATCCGTTTTCTGACACGACAGCAGGATATTGTACGGTTTCAAACCTGAAGCCACACGAATATGTCAATACGTGGTTACTCGAACCGAGTGATCAGCCAGTTGGAACCGGCTTAGAGACGTTCTATAAGAACTTTGATAAGGAAAGTGCAAAGTTAAAAGCTGTTGCAGAGCAGTATGTATTTGATTCTCAGACGACTGCTTGGGCGGGTAACCAGACCGTTATTGGTGCTGGCAATAATCCCGAGGACATTGCAGACTTCAGCCCAACCTTCACTACGATGGCCTTAAATGATAATATTCGTAGAGATGATCAAGGAAAACCGACTCGAACTGGCATCGTCGCCAACGCCACAAATCGCTTTATAACCTTAGTCAATAAGTTATTTAATCTAGATCCTAAGGTACTTCAGGAGGTCAAGTTTGGTCTTCTAACTAAACCACTGAGTGAATATACTACTGAATTCGAATTTGGTTTTGTTGAAGGCGGTGAGTATAGGAATGGAGAGATACTGGAAGATGTCGCTACCTTGGTGCAAGTAGACGCGGAAACTTATAGTCCTATAACTGAGTTAGATACAATAGTTGATGCTGGTCCCTACATCAATACGTAATTATGGCTGTTCAGATTCTGTCGAGGCGTTCTTCTGTTGCCTTTGACAGGCCATTCCCAATTCGATTGGGCGCAGGTGAGTTAGCCCTTAATTTCAATGTTACGGATCCAGGTCTGTTCTATGCAGATAATACTGCTTCGCCATCAACGGGCTTAATTAAGGTAGGCCCTACATTCATTGGGGCGACGGCACCTAACACTCCAGCTGTTGGCTTTACATCATTCAGCAAAGGGGAATCCTGGTTGGATACGTCAAGTACTCGTATCTTTAAGTTGTATGATGGCACATCGTGGCAAACGCCAAAGGCTGTTGCTTCCAATAGCAATGGCAAGCCAATCAACCCTACTGATGGCCAGCTTCATTACGATAAGTTAGTACCAGGATTATTTATGTATGATTCTGCGACGGCTGCCTGGATTGCTATTTAATCAGTGTGGGTGGTTAAGGATATGGTCAAGGATGCGATCTAACTTTACGTGAACGGCTTGAACTTCACGTAAAAAATCCTCTTTCAGAACGTAATTTTGAATGACACGTTCTTGAAGATTGTCGATCTCTTGTTCGAGCGCTTCGAAGCGACTTTCGATTTTTCTGTTAAAATTTGACAGCGCTTTAGACAGACCGGCGAAGGCACCAGCGCTGCCAGACAAAACTGCCGCGATTAACTCTGGCGTCACTGTAAAAATATTTTTTCCTATTCTAAGGTATGTAGCGATTTAGAATGGATCTAGGAAATTAACAAGGACGTGGCAACAGGATACGATCCTAATATTGAAGGTGCCCTGGCAGTTCTTGTTGACCTCATGCAGGGCAATGGCTTTACCATGTCGAGATCACCTTACGCTCCTAATTACCGTGGTTTAGTAGATGCTCTAATTGATCTTAAAGACGGCTTTCCAACCGTAATTCCTTTTCGTGTTGGATTTGACGCGGTGACATTTGAAGATGTCTCTCAAGGTGATGCTTTATATCTACGTTCTAGCGATGGTTTAGTTGGACGTGCAACTGCGAGCGGAACTTTAGATGAAGCTTATGTTGTTGGTTTTGCCGACACAAGTAAACTTACTGGTGAGACCGTAAAGGTTTTGGTGACTGGAATTGAAGCCATTTCTGGCTTGGATGCAGGAGACCACTATTTCCTGGCTACTGGAGGATACGGCGCAATTACTACAACTGCTCCTACGACAGCTGGTCATTACGTTGTTCGAGTCGGTGAGGCTGTCTCGGGCAGTGAGTTAGCCATCCAGCTCGAGCCTCCTATTTTACTGAGTTGACATGACTACACGTAAAGCGATAGCTCTGGTAAATGGCTTATTCCAGGAGGTAAATACTCCGACGGATGGCCTTGATTTTGCTGGTAATACAACAACAAATCTGACTGAAGGTACTAATCTTTATTATCTGGATAGCCGGGCACGTGCTTCGGTTTCTGTTACCGATCTGGGCGGTGATGGTTCCTTAGCTTACGATAATTCGACAGGTGTAATAACTTATACGGGACCATCTGCTGCTGAGGCAAGGGCTCACCTTAGCGTTGCTGCTGGCTCCGGTTTAACGTATAACAGCACGACCGGAGAGTTTGGAACTAATGCTATTCCAAATGCCCAACTTGCTAATAGCTCTTTTACTTTAGGTTCAACCAATGTCTCGCTTGGTGCTACAGAGACAATATTTACAGGTCTGACGAGCCTAACCTCAACGACATTAGTCGCGAGCACTACGTTGAATGTTGGTGCAGCTGGAGCTGCTAATAGTATTCAACTTAGTGCCAGTGGCATCGCCTTTGAAGGTGCCACAGGGGATGGAGTTCTCACAACAATTGTTCCTACTGATCCGACGGTTGCGCGGACAATCACACTGCCGGATGCAACAGGAACTGTTGCCCTTCTCTCGACGTTAAGCGCTGGCGATACGGGAACAGGATATGGCAGCCTCACCTATAACTCAGCAACTGGCGCCTTTACATATGCCGTTGTAACTGATGCAAACATTCGTGGTGCGATCTCGGTTACAGATTCTGGTGGCGATGGTTCATTAAGTTACGACAATTCCACTGGTGTTATTACGTATGTAGGTCCATCTGCTTCCGAGGTTCGAGCACATCTCAGTGTTGCTGTTGGTTCTGGTTTGACCTACAACAGCACGACCGGTGAGTTCGGCACTAGCAATATTCCAAACAGTCAACTTCAGAACTCTAGTTTTACCTTAGGTTCTACATCAATTGCACTAGGAAGTACGGCAACAACTATTGCAGGACTCTTATCTTTCACCTCTGATTCAATTTACGTTGGCGCTAGCGGCGCGGCCAATAGCATCGTGTTGAACAGTAGTGGCATTACATTCGAAGGTGCGACTGCGGATGCATTTGAAACGCTTGTCACTGTTGTTGATCCCACTGCGGATCGTACTTTTACACTCCCAGATGAAACTGGTACTGCTGCAACTCAAGAATTTGCTACTGAAATTGCAATTGCTTTAGGATAGAAACATGTCTACACAAGTACAATTCCGTCGCGGTACAACTGGTGAGACAGCGGTTTTTACCGGTGTCGGCGGTGAAGTAACGGTCGACACCTCTAAAAATGTCTGTGTCGTACATGATGGTACAACTGCAGGTGGGTTCCCTCTTCTCCGGCAGGACGGCACAAACATGGCGCTATCGCCTGGCAGCCTGTCAAGCTGTGCTTTAAAGTTTGCAAATGATCCCAATACGGGTATTATTTCAGGTAGTTCAGATCAAATCACAATTGTAACTGGTGGTGTTGCCAGGGTTACAATAGATTCATCAGGTACTGCAACTTTTGCCAATAACATGGTTGTCAATGGCAGCCTCACGGTTACTGGTAATTTTGACTCCTCTGCCAACCTTTCTCTTATCGTTGCTTTAGGCTGATATGGCAAATACTTTTAAAAACGACTCAAAAGCGAGCTTGGTAACGGCAGCTATTACCGATCCGAGTGCCACTGTCGTTACAGCGGGAGGAACCGCAACGCTTATTGTACTTAGCGTTCTTGCTTCTAATAAGACTTCGACCAGTGCAAATGTCGATGTTTATTTAGACCGTAACACAGGGGATGATGTTTACTTAATTAGGAATGCTCCTATACCTGCAGGATCTACATTAGAGCTGATTAGCGGGAATAAAATTATTATGCAGGCAAGCGATAAGCTTCAAGCACGAGCAGATACGGCGACTGCGTTAGACTTGACCGTCAGTTATCTTGAGCAGACCCCGTAATTATGGGACTTACGAAAAATAACGACATTATCACCTTAGCTCAACAGCTTGAAGAATTAACAGAAGTTGTTGAGCAGCTTAAAGTGACTGTTTACAAAGAAGATATTTTGGCAATCCCAGATACGAATTGGGATGTTGTTCGTGCAAAGCGTGATATCTTACTCAAAAATAGTGATTGGACAATGACGCCAGGGGCGACTGTAGATCAGCGTTCTTGGTCAGCATATCGCCAAGTATTGCGCGATTTACCACAAACTTATGGTCCGCACAATCTGCATAAATTAAAGTGGCCTGAACCTCCTGGACTTGCTGGTCCCAATACAAATCCGGTAGAATAATTTGTAGTAGACGTCAATTGCTGTGGCTTATTTAGGTAACGACCTTCAAGTTGCGTTCCCAACTTATCGAAATATTGACGATATTTCCAGCAGCTTTAATGGGGTTCTGACTAGTTTTCCGCTAACTGTTAGCGGTGTTGCGCCTATACCTGCTCCTATCAATTCACAGCAATGTTTAATTTCCGTTAACGGCGTAGTACAACGTCCTGATGATTCAGGTACAGAAGGATTTCGGTTAAGCGGTGGAAATATTATTTTTGCGTCTGCTCCAGCGGGTGGTGTTGATTTCTTTGGCGTTATTCTTGCCGGTGCTGACTATGTGAATGCAGGCGCCAATTTTCCAAGTGGTACCGCTGCAGTTCCGAGCATTACATTCGACAGTGACTTAGATACAGGCGTTTACAATCCGGCCGCTAATCAACTTGGTATAACAACTGGTGGTACTGCCCGTTTAATTATTGATGCCAGTGGTCAAATTAGAGCGAATTCACTTGGATCGGCTAGTGCACCCGTCATTACTTTCAATTCTGATCCAAATACAGGCATCTACTCCCCCGGCGCAGATCAAGTAGCCATCTCGACTAATGGCACTGGGCGGTTGTTTGTTGATGCGAGTGGTCGGGTAGGTCTGGGGACTAGTAGCCCTGCTTATGTTCTTGACGTAATTAACGCAAATTTTGGGGTATCCTTCGCCAATTCAATGAATTGGAACTACCCTGGCTTAATTTTGCGTCGTAATGCATCAAATGCCAGCACGATAAAAATGCTAAGCATGATGCTGAATGGCGACAGCGAATCAGACACGGTACTTACCAATTATCTAAACATTTGGGGTACATATAGCGGCACGCCTACTACTGGATCAACGACTAGTAGCCTTAGCGGTGTAATGAATTTTGGTGCGCCCAACGCACTTGCTTTCCATACAAATACATCTGAACGCGCCCGCATCGACAGCTCCGGCAGGCTTTTAGTTGGCACGTCTACTGCGCGTGCAAACTTCTTTAACTCAACAATTTCTGCAGCCATCCTGCTTGAAGGCGCAGGAATTACTCCGGCTCAGCGCTTCTTGTCTGTTGTCAATAACTATGCAACAGATGGCGATGGCGGTGGTGTTATCTCGCTTTGTCGCTCAAAGGGAGGAACTGTTGGTAGTAACACTCTTGTAGGCTCTGCTTCTGGTGACCAACTAGGTGCTCTTAATTTCCAAGGCAATGATGGAACAGAGTTTGTTGTAGGTGCGCGTATTGAAGCTTATACCGATGGAACATGTGGCGCAAACGATCTCCCGTCAAGATTAGTGTTCTCCACTACCGCCGACGGAGCGAGCAGCCCGACGGAGCGGATGAGGATTAGTAGTGACGGAACCGTTATTTTTGGCGCTACACCAAGCGCAACGACTGCCGGAGTACAAATAAACCCCCTTGGCTTTATCTTTGCTAGTGCAAATTCTAGTCAAGCAGGATTCTACAACAGGAACACAAGCGATGGACCTGTTGTTGAACTCAGGAAAGACAACGTTACCGTTGGCACAATTTCAGTCACAGCATCTGCCACTGCCTACAACACCTCCTCTGACTACCGCCTGAAGGAAAAAGTTGTCCCGTTAACGGGCGCTGCTGATCGCGTTAAGCAATTAAAGCCCAGCCAATTCAGCTTCATTGCTGATCCTGGCAAAACCGTTGATGGATTCCTCGCTCACGAAGCACAAGCTGTTGTCCCTGAATGTGTCACTGGCATCAAGGATGAAGTGGATGCTGATGGCAATCCCGTCTACCAAGGCATTGACCAGTCCAAGCTGGTGCCGCTACTGACGGCTGCGCTGCAGGAAGCTCTGCAGAAGATCGAAGATTTGGAAGGTCGCTTAACTGCGGCAGGCATCTAAGTCCTACTCACTTCTATGTCTGATTCTGAAGCATGGAAGGACTACTGCGAAGCCAGCCTCGACCTGAGCAATCAGGAGGATGTTGGCGAGTGCCCCGCAATGTTTGACCTGGTTTGGCCAAGTTGGATTGAACCAGACGTAGACGAGTAGTCACCTTCTCTTCTGCATCTAGTTGATTTAGAATAGCAGGATTGATTGGATATTGTTGTGAGTTACATCGGTAATGAACCAACACGCGGGCAGTGGCGTAAACTAACAGATATTTCTCCTAGCTTCAATGGAGTCACTACTAGCTTTACTACATCTGTCCCCCCTGGCACCAGCGCATATTATGTGACTGCAGGGACTGCTAACCAGTTGATTATTTCTCTTGGTGGTGTAATACAAGAACCAGGTGTCGATTACACTGTAAGCACTAATACAATCACGTTCACCTCAGCTCCTGCAAGTGGACTAAGCTTTTTCGGTGTAATTGGTGGCGACGCAGTAAATATTGGCACTCCATCAGACGGCACTGTCGTGCCTTCCAAGATTAATTTTTCTGGTCTTGGTAATTACGCAGACGACGCAGCAGCTGCCACTGGTGGAGTATCCATTGGCGGTATTTACCGTAATGGATCTGTAGTTCAAGTCAGGGTGACTTAAAAATGACTAACTGGCTGTGGCGATCAATTGTTGGATGTGCTGCAGCTATTTTGTTAGTGTCTACTATTCAATGGGCTGCGTGCCGTTTCTACGTGCTCCCGACAGTCTGGCCATGGTATGCCAAATACGTGGGCACCTCAGAAGGTGAGCGCATTGACCCACAACCGATGGGCTGTACTGATGTCGACTCACGTACAATCACAGTAATGATGGGAGTATTAACGACACTTATAAGTCTTTCCAGGAACGCAGAATAACATGTAACGCTACAGTGTAGAGAAAGATTTATAGCAAAATGAAAATTTCAGATGCGGGTCTTTCCCTGATTAAGACTTTTGAGGGGTTCCGTGCCAATAGTTATATCTGTCCTGCTGGCGTGTGGACAATTGGCTATGGTCATACAGGCCCAGAAGTTAAAGCAGGCCTGAAGATAACCGAACGCGAAGCTGAATTTACTTTACGCAAAGATGTAAAGCGGTTTGAAGATATTGTCTTGCAAAAAGTAAAAATTTCGCTCAATCAAAACCAATTTGATGCGTTAGTAAGCTTTGTATTTAATATCGGAGGCGGTGCTTTTAGTGAATCCACGTTGTTGAAGCGTCTTAATAATAAAGAAGATCCGAATACAGTCGCACGAGCCGAAATGCCTAGGTGGAATAAAGGTGGAGGCCGCGTACTTGAGGGTTTGAAACGCCGCCGTGAGGCTGAGGTCGAGTTATTTACAAAAGAGCCTCCAAAACAGAAAGAAGGTTTAATTGACATTGTCGCGAAACAAAATACCTGGATCAAAAAAGAAGTGCGCCCATCAAGTGAGCTCAACTCAGATCAAAAAGTAAAGATGTTTGGTAGTCGAAAGATACCAAATTGTCGAATTTTGGATCACAAAGACAAGCACACTCTATTGGAGCTAGGTTACGGACTTGGTAAGTGGTGGGTTTTTGATGATCACTGGTCCGGCTTGACTACTGATACTTCTGTACAGGCTTACGCTGTCGACGGTAAATTACGTTACCTCCGGGATTTCCCATATTTTTATCAAAGAGACAACGGTCCAGAAGGTTGGCGTCAGTGCCAAACCAGTTCAATTGCGATGTGCTTGAAGTACATTGATCTCCCTGGTATTAACGACGACATCGACTATTTAAAGATCGTCAATAAGCACGGTGATACAACTCGTCAGGTTACGCATCGGGCTGCTCTTGACGAGTTAGGTGTCGACGCTAAATTCGACGTAAATGTAGCTCCAGATGACATCAAAGCCCAGATTGACAAAGGATTACCAGTTGTTGCCGGTCTTCTTCATCATGGAACTGTTTCTCGTCCTGTTGGTGGTGGCCACTACATTGTTATTACTGGATATAGTGACACACACTGGCTAGTTCAAGATCCTTACGGAGAAATTGATCTTGTCAACGGTGGTTGGGCACGTGTCGGTCCAACCGTTGGTAAAAACCAGCGCTATAGCTTCAAAAACACCAATCCACGGATTTTTGTGAGTGGTGGAGCAGATGGGTGGTGTTGGATAAACTTTAAACTCCGTAACGCATAGTGGGCTATACTTTTCTTGATTGCTACCACGTCTGAAATGGACTCCCTGGTCGAATTCGAGGAAGGTCTAAAAGCTCAATTAGAGAGCCTTGCAAAAGAAATCCGTAGCTCTGAAGCGGCGCTAATGTCTCTCAAGGAGGGCTATTTGAAGGTTCAAGGTGCTTTAGAGATCCTTGCAATCCTCAAACAAAAACAATCCGCTCAGGACGATACAGAGGCTGTTCTTGCAGCTCTTGAATGACGTGTTAAACGAACTCAACGCCAAACGCTATCGCGCCCTGGAGCTAATCGCAGATTTTATCCGCGAGCCCTCCAGGGAGCTGCGTTTGAATGCGATTGTTTGTAATGTCTCGGATGAAGATTTGAAGTGGGTAACCGATCGTCTGCACCACTTTTTATTAAAGCTGCTGGAAGATGCGGAATATGATCCGGCTGAGGAAGAAGATTTCCTGTCCTACGAGATTGGATTAACTGACTGAAATCGGAGATGTAGGGATCGAACCTGTGACCCTCTGCTCCCAAAGCAGATGCGCTACCGCTGCGCTACATCTCGGAGTAGGGCACTGACCTAGTGGGTACGCTTTCTGCAGCGGGAGGCGTCAGTTATTTAAGTTCAGCATGCACCATGCAGAACCCCTTTGTAATAAGGGCAAGGATGTCCGCCTACGATAATCTACGGTGCGGCCGAGGGGATCCTTTGTTTAATGCAACGTTCCTTGTTGCACCCTTAATTAGTGACCCCCTGGTTTGTGCGTCATCCAGCGTCCTGGAGCTAAGCATAGGGGGTGTTGTTAATAGATGGATGCAGTGTGACTGGCTTACCGACAATCGGGCTGTGAGTTAACCAGGCGTATCCAGACAGGGACTGCACCTCTATCACGCACACCAATTAGAAACGATAAAGCGTATCCTTTGGTGCACCATACCGACAGAGCAGTATGGGTGGTGATGCCCCATCGAAAAGAGAGGGGGAACTCAATAATTTTAACAGACTCAAAACGGTTTTGGAATTTCCCTAGGCTTGCCAAATTTTTCCATAATTTCATCCATCGACTCCAAGCTCTCGAGGCGTACCAGAATATCTGTCAAACTCGAGATGATCACAGGGTTTTCAGCCCTGGCAGCGAACGCCAGTGCCTCTCGAATGATTGCGGCTGCAGCCTCAGTAGATTCCTTAACTTGGTTGGTTAGCGCCATGGGAATGGTTAATTTCCAGGAGTATAGAGAGAATTGTAAGTCAATCAAGAGGTTTTCGCTTGGCGTAAATCCCGATGCACCTTTCTATGGCAGTTGGCGCATAAGCACTGGCATTTGGAGATTTCCTCCAGAATCCGCTGTCTTCCGAAAGATTTGTACATCTTGGAGACATTGTGATCTTTCTGAGCAGGATCGAGATGATGCCAGTCCAGCGTTACCAGATCATCTTCACCGCATAGTTCACACGCTTTTTCGCTCATGAGGTCCATATACCACTGACGTCGAGCTTCTCTACTTCGTTTATTGGTCTCTTTAACTTTGTCAGAGGTCACCAATTGACGCGAAATCTGCGCCAATGTACGGGTAGTTAATCTATGAAGCGGATGAAGGGACTTGAACCCTCGACAGCCTGCTTGGAAGGCAGGAGCTCTACCACTGAGCTACATCCGCAATAGGAGTGGTGGGACTCGAACCCACAAGGTCAAGGACCAGCGGATTTTAAATCCGCTGCGTGGACCAATTCCGCCACACTCCCCGGCTCGAGAAGCCTAGCAAAGAATGCAGGTGTGTGCACCATACAGTTTTGTCATGGGTACATGACAAACCATGTTCCACTGCGAAAACGACCTACTGGTCAACCTCGTTGTACTGACGCCAAAGCTTGCCCGTCGGAAGTTCCGACAGCATATTTTTGAGGCCTGGGAATGGAAATGCGCTTATTGTGATAAGCAACTTTCCGAAGGTACGGCCACAATTGATCACATTGTTCCAAAACATAAAGGCGGTCAAAATATTAGGTCGAACCTGGCTTGTGCTTGTGCAAACTGCAACAGAAGTAAAGCGAGTCAGCAACTATTTGAATGGTATCATTCTGGTCAATCTTTCTACTGCGAGGAAAGGCTTGATAAACTGAAGAAGTGGCTTGAACAAAAGCCACAATCCATAAAGCTACCTTCGACGGGACCGGCTGTTCCGTATCTTGCAAATGATTTTTACATTGGGTGGGTCGCAACCTAGCGCAGAAGATTTCTTAAAAAACAGAGTTGACCAACTGTTGGCTGTTGAGAGTGCGAAGGAGCCAAACATTCGTGTGTTACGTTTAGGACGTATTCCGACCAGCTTTAATAAAGTTGCATCAGGGCAAGTGCCACAGGATGCCAGCGGTATTCGCTTCTGATCATGGCTGATCGAGCAAAGGCCAAGCGTTTAGCGAAGGAGCGGATGAAGTGCAATAAACCGCAAAAAGCACCGCCTGGCGACACCCATAAATTCGTCGTCAAATCTTGCTACGATAATAAAGAAAAAATTGTTCGATATGGTCACCGTGATTACGAAGACTATACACAGCACAAAGACCCTGAACGCCGTAAAAATTTTAGAGCGAGAATGAATTGCGATGAGTCCATGGACAAGAATACACCTCGTTATTGGGCTTGCAGTAGACTTTGGTGACATCTGAGTCACTTGATTTAATATAAAATGAGTGCCTAAAAATTACTATGGTGCTCGTTGTTCTTACTTTTGGTGCTGTATTTGGTTGCGTTTATAGCCTGAGCACTGCTTTTTTGGAGCATAAGTCCAGTAATGGAATCACCCACAACCGCCGCGTTTCTAGCAGACTTTCTGAAAGTTCGCCCCTATCTACTCGCACCTACAGATTCTGACGAACCTGAGTTTACGGTTGACAGGAGGAACGTTCCCCTTGAAGACCCTCCTTATATGGAGGAGTTGCCAAACAATTCAGCGCTGTTAGGATAGCTGTAAGGTTTAGATCAACCATGGATGCAGTAGATCTTCCAATGGACGTGGAATTTTCTATCCACGCTGCCGCTCTAGCCATCCAGAACATGGACCGCGATGATCTGGAAGAAGCATTCATTGAGATGCTCCACCAAAAAGCCCTGGATCGTCAAATGTTCCTGGGTATCCTAAAGGACCACGGCATCGACGCCGATATTAATTTCAACTACTCCACGCTCGGGCAGATTTCTTAAAACCATGGCCACCCGCACGATCAAAGGCACTCTTGATACCTTTCAGGTAAATAGCGGATCTGAAATTACTTATTTAGGTAACACATCTGCTGCAACTTCGGGTGGCATTAACATCCGTGGTTTTCGTGTAAATCCCTCTTCCACTGGTGACATCATCGTCAAATTAGATCGCAGCACTGGAATTAACACGGTAGAGATTTTTCAAGAAGACGACTACAGCGCAGGTTCTTCCCCCTCTGGCTACAAAAAATTTGCCAACATCGCCCGTGATGGTAAAAACAAGGGTGTGGTCGGCCTGACGGTTACGAACGCAGCAAAAAACTATGTTGTGCTTCTGACCTTAGACGGTTATTCTGAGGTGAGCTACAACGGCAGCGTTGAAGTCCCGTAAAGAACAGCTTGAAGACTGGAGTGAATACCCGTTTCTGACACAGAAGGGTATCGAATTGATTAAGCGTTTTACAGAGCCCAGGATCTTTTTAGGTGCTGGGCGTTACGCTTCGTATCGAGATTACGGTGAGAGCACCTGGAGAATCGGATTTGGCAGTAAAAAGATTGGCAAACACGTTGTTGGCCGCTCTGAAACTGCTACTACTGTAGAAATTGAGAAACAGTTAGTAGAAGATTTAAAACTGTTTTCAACGGTAGTCGATGACTACGTCTTTGTTCCACTTAATGGAAACAAAAAGGCTGCATTATTGAGCTTTGCGCACAGTATTGGGATCTGCTCATTTAAAAATAGCAGGTTATTAGAGCTTATTAACACGTTGGCACCTAAAAATGAGATAATTCGTGAATGGAGTCCGTATATAAACCGAATTTGGGCATCTGGCGGGGAGCGGATAGTAAACCGACGACGCTCAGAACTCGATACTTTTTTTGCTGCAGATAAAGAGATTCCAACCCAGTTACCACATAACTGTAAATTAGAGTTTTGTCTTTTAAATCTTGCTGAGACTTTCAATGGCTCTAGTACTCAATTAAGAGCAATTGAGTACTTAGAAGGCAAGATTAATGATTGGGATCCAGATGGGAGGGCTCTTCGATATTTTTTCCGTCTTTGGCGCCAGAAACCAGGCGGTCTATCGTCTGCGCCGCGTCTTCAGAAAACTGATTGAGCTTGTCAAGTGCTTCTATTAATTGAAGCTCTGGTACGTAATTCCTGAGAAACTCTTTGTAATCCATGTTAAGTTGTTTTCGTGTTCCTGATTAAAGATATCTTTAAGATGACCAGATAGCCTATTAGGTCATTGATTACATCTTCATCATTTGCCAGTAAACCGGCACCTTTTTGAATCCGATTCAATTTATCATCTATTCGAACCAAAATTTGCTCTGTAGCATCTGCCTTGCTAAAAATCCGAGCTGGATTTAAAGCTGAGTCTCCATACTTCTTGTTCTTCTCAATGAGTAAGTCTTTGATCTCATCACAGATCATTGCAATATGGGTTTGTGTATCCAGGTAGCGCTCCATAGTTAGGCTCTGTCACAATGGTAGTATGATCCCAAAGCTTAGCCAAACCTACAACGTCGATGCCAGGTATAAAGCTGGCAGAGATTCTATTGACAATACGGTTGCAACCGGCTTCTTAAAAGGCTATTTGGGAGCACTACGTGCCGCTAAGAGGCCGAACCAAGCTGGTGAGCTGTCTCAGGAAGATCGTTTTGT